TGACTTCCATGGCTACGAATTGGCCACGATAGCAGCCAACTATGTCAGGCAACCCTGTGGTTTGAATGGCCCCGCCGTGAATTTTAACCCAAAACCCGCCGCGCTCTTTTAGGGCCTTCATTATCTTTGCGGTTATTTGTGATTCTTTCATGGCATTAAAGAAGGGAGCCCCTGGCAGGTGGGGCTCCCTTCCTCGTCGAGCAAGCGCAAGGCAAGCGCGTGGCTAGTCCGTCACTACTAGTCTACAACTCCTCATCGTCCAGATCAATCTCATCTTCTTCCTCATCATCTGACTCGGCTTCCTCTATGGCAGCCAAGATTCTCTCTTTGAGGAGTTTGGATGAGATACGATCACGGCCCGCTGGGGGTTTAATGCTTACCCCATATTGCTTAGCAACGGCTTTCAGCCCATTGAGGTCGAGAGAGTCAAGGTCAACCTCTTCCTCCTCTTCCTCCTCTTCCTCTATTTCCTCCTCTTCCTCTTCCTCAGATTCTTCAGACTCCTCTTCCTCATCTTCTTCGTCCCCTTCGTCTTCCTCCTCTTCGTCCTCATCATCAGACTCGGAGAGTTCAGACTCCGGGAAAACATCGGCAACTTCGGATCGGATGGTTCCTTCGTACTCTCCATCTACAATCTCCAAGCCACAAGTACGGCCGGCCAGGTTACCTAGGTTAATCTTCATCATGGAGTCTGCAATCTTGACTCCAAGAGCCTCAAGAACCTTACGACAATTCCACAGGCTAGACTCAGCCAACACTGTGCGATACCAGAATGGTGTGCCGTTGAGTTCTTCAGCATCAATGAGGTTAAACAGCCAGGTAATCATATCGTTACCGGTAGAGGCCTTGCTAATCTCGGCCTTTACCAACTTGGCACGATACTCACCCTCTGGGATACGAACCCGCCGACGCTTACGACCGGCTTCGATACCACTCAGGTTGACGGCAAGTTCAGTCTTGCCAATTACCCTAGCCTTGCCTGGGGCGAGGCCGGCGCTTGACTGGCTTTTCTTGACTGGTGACATCCCTATTCCTTTCGATCATCCTGATCAACTTAGGAACCGTGACATTGTAATCGTACTTGGGTAGCCACGGTTCACTTGCTCCGGGCGGTGTGATTCTTTCACCAACATAGAAAGCGGGGTCCCTAAACATCATGCCATAGCGCAGGGCTTTTTTAGGATCATCATCTTGGACAACTGCATCATCTTCGCCCTCAATGAAAGTCCTAGCCAAGATATCTGGCTTCTCGACGATGAAGGATCTAACGCTAGGCGAGAAGTCTGGGACTACATCTGACCCATCCTCTACCATATCTTCTTCTCTCAATCTCCTTTCTTGAGCCGTATAAATGAGATGCAAACCTCTGGTCTTGCAGATCACTTCCAACTCTTCCATGACCTCAATCATGGCTGTAGCAAGCCTACCCCAGGTTCTCTTGTCGGCTACCCCCGGTTCTCTAGCGTCATCCCTGGCTTCTTCATCCTTGAGGATATACTTCATGGCTATCCTAGTAAGGGCAGACATGGTGTCCACGGATACGGTTTTCCGGTCGTGATCGGCATACCTTAGGTAGTATAGGAAGTCATACATATCCTTAAATATGACCTTCTTAAAACTACCATCGGGGTTTAGTGGGAACACTTGAAGATCAGGTACATTTCTAACCGTCATTTGTCCCCGCTCAGCCAGAAACATTATAGGCTTGGGGCCAGAGGCAGCAAACGCTGTCTTCCCGCTCTTAACTCTACCCCATACCATAGCATGTAGCAGAGTAGGAGCAGCCGTCACTGGCATTACCCTGCTGGTGACTGAGGCTAGGCGGTTCTGATCAACCTTCCTTACAGTTGACCTAGGCTTTGCCAACTTTGCTCCTCCTTCTCTTGGCATATTCACTTCCTTGATACTTAGTCTTCCTAAGGAATTTGCCATCACCTCCCATCAACTCAACCATACACAATTCGTAAAAGTCACAATCCCACTCACAAGACTTCTGCATTGACCTTACCCAAGGGTCTCCGTCCATACTAAGCCAGTTACTCATATCATTGGCCGTAATCTTAACTTCATCCATTAGCCTAGTAGAAAGAGCCCGAGGTTTCACCAGTCTAACCCTGTGGAAGAAAGGGTTGAAAGACTTAAGAGCCCTGAGTTTGGCCTTCAATTCTCTAGTTAGAGGGATATCGTTTTCCTTAACGAAAGAAGCCAGAGTATAGAAGTCCGTATCAATCTTGGCTCTAGACATAGAACCGTCTAGATTAAGATGCGGCATTGTTGGCTCTTTAGTTCGGATGTAGTTAAACATGAAGAAATCCGGCTCCGCTCCAAACTCCTCACAAATAGTGAGAACGGCGGGATAAACCACAGATTGAAGATCAGCCACTCGGGCTTCTGCCCCGGGTATGGCCTTCATGTTCTTATGATCCACTACCCCGATAAGCCCCGTTGCCTTCTCTCTGATTATAAGGTCTGGAGTGATAGAAAAGGAAGTCGTAGCGTCTAGGTAAGTCTCATACTCTTCCTCAATACTTAGGACTTCCCAGGCTTTCAGGTCGTCTTGATACTGATATGCATAAGACGACATTAGCCGAAATGCTCTATCCGGAACATCGCCGTAATGTTCTCTCTCATCAAGGCTCAAGTTATTCCAAGCCTTGAGTTGTTTATTGTGGGCCTCTTCCCAGTCCACCTTCTGATAGAAGGACAGAAGGAGGCCGTGCATCCAGGAGCCAAGTTTCAGTGGGATAGCAGAGAACCTAGCCTCTAACCCATCTACATACTGATACTTGAACCGCCTCTTGCATCTCTGGAAAGACTTTACAGCCGATTGGGTAGTATGAATAGCCATTGCCTTGCGCTTTCTCAGTAGTGCTAGTGTAATATGCCACTAACAGTTAATCAAGTCAGGTCACTACCTGTGAGCCCTCCGACCAGTAAGACCCGACCTTGATTTCAACTTCGATTGGCACCGTAAGCACGGTGTCGAAAACATCCTCAAGCGGTAGATTCTCCATAGTCTGACGGATAGTGGGAATGACCTCACTTAGACTATCCTCCCTTATCTCAAACAGCAAGGAGTCGTGAACTGTGGAGATTATTCTCGCCTTGGCCGGGTCTAGTTGCGGATGAAGAAGAACCATGGAAAACAACATCATATCCGAGGCCATAGACTGAACCGGTGAGTTAATGGCCTGTCTCTCGGCCTCTTTGGCTACGGATTGATTATCAGAATCTACATCCCACAACCTTCTCTTTCTACCGATGGGGGAAATGACGAACTTGTGTTCCTTAACTTTTCTCCTTTGCCTGTCATGCCAACTCTCCAAGGACCTAAAAGTAGAGAAGAACCTTTCTCTGACGAACTTGGCCTCTTGATCCGCAACATCAATGCCGTAATGGGTCTTGGCATAGTCTATGTAGGTCTTCCATCCCATACCATACAAAAACCCGAAGTTCACAGACTTGGCCCTTTTCCTATCTTCCTTACTGATTTCAGACTCCAGTTTACCAGTGACCGCCATAGCCGTTTCCATATGGATATCCCGGCCAGTATTGAAGGCTCGTAGCATCGCCTTGTCTTGGGTGATATGGGCGGCAATTCGCAACTCCACCTGGGAGTAGTCTGCCTCTACAATCTTCCAGCCAGGCACTCCCCCCACAATACCTCGTATGAACTGATCCCTGGGCACCTGCTGGAGATTAGGATTCTCACAGGATAGCCTTCCGGTAACTGTATGAAAGGGCTTGAAGTGGGCATGTAGTCTCCCGTCTTTATCCATCAAATCTTGCCACGAACTAAAGTACCTAGAGTTGTATCCATCCCAATGTCTAAACTCAAGGATGGCATCTACAATGCCCTCATCTACATCATAATCCGCAAGTTTAATCAGAGCAGCCTCAGATGTAGAGGGGTTACCGGTAGCGGTCAACTCTACCACAGGGAAGCCAAGGTCTTTGTATAGGATCTTTGCTAGTTGCACAGGTGACCTTGGGTTTATCTTAGAGCCAGCCAGAGACTCGATTCTCTCTATGGAGGCATCGATGTTATCCCTACAAACTGTTCTTCTACCATAGAACTTATCCCTATCTACAGGCAAGCCTGCTTCTTCGATACTCGCCAGGGTTCTTGTCGCCGGCATTAGTAGTCTCTGAAAGAGCCTGTAACTCAGGGAGTCTTGCTTCAATCGACGGTTAAGCACTATGGATAGACGGTAAGTGTAATCTGAGTCTCTGGCTCCATATTCAGCCAAGTCTTTGAGTGGGGCCTTATTCATCTTACTTTTATCCAAGGTATCTTTGTAATCCTCGGCCCCTAGATACTCAGTAGCCAGTAGACCAAGGTCTTTAAGGCTATTCTCGTCTATGGCATACTGAGCACCCATAGTGTCAAAAGCCATATATGGGTGAATGTCTAACCTAGATAGGGTATGAAGGTCATACTGACCATTCTGCATGACCCACTTTGGTACTCTTTCTATGGCAGATTTAAGAACCCTTACGACTTGCCACGGGTCTTTCCATCTGGCTTTTTCATGCCACAATGGTACTACATAACCGGTACCTGGTTTAACCGTAATACAAACGGCGGCTACTCTGAAGGTGTCATCCCACCAGGCTAGACCTCCCCCCTTAAATCTACCGTGACCAGGATGCTCGGACCAGGTTTCAGTGTCGATGGCACCAAACTTGGCTTCGCTTAGATCATCGAGAAGCCTCCGTAAGGAGTCTACATCGTTAACCAAAACGGCTTCAGTTACTGGTTGACCCTGTTCTCCATACACCAGCCTCTTGAATTGTAGCAGGGCCAACTTGAGTTGTCTGGCGTACCTTGGATTTCTTAGGACAGCAGCCGGGTGAACGCAAGGCACCCAGGTAGTGTCACCCACCTCTACTTTCTTGCCGTTATATTTGGTTATCCCCGTCTTACCAAGGACAGCCCTCAATGCAGAATTGCCAAGCAATAGACCAAACTGTGGTTTGAAGATAGCCAACTCTTGGTCAAGGTAGGCTCTAGCGCAGGTAGTGATATCCTTGTTGGACGGAGTTTCATTATCTTGCGGCCTACACTTGACGGCGTTGGTCACTAAAAAGTGTTCCCTGTTGAGGCCGTAGTGAGACAGTTCCTCCCACAGGAGTTGACCCGCCGTCCCGCTGAACAGTTGGCTGGTTTGTTCTTCCCTGGCTCCCGGGGCCTCCCCCACTATGCATAGCCTCATATTCGGTTGTAGGCTCAAAGTCGGAGCGTTCCCCACAATACAAACTCGGCTGGTAGTCTTGGATAGAGGACATAGCCGACACTTCGGGTCTCGCAACCCTGAAAAGTCTGACGCCAGCGCCGTAAAGGACCTCGACTCCCCGTTCACTTCGGTACTCATCTCGGAAATAGACCTCCCTAACCCCGGCATTGACTAGCAATTGGGCACAGAATACACACGGCGCCTTAGTGACAAATAAAGCCGTATCGTCGGTAGACACTCCATACTTAGCCGCAAAAGCAACGACATTGGCCTCGGCATGTACGGCATTGAAGCACGGTATATCGTCGTGGTCGTCGTGTTGACAATGAGGCATACCACTAGGTGCCCCATTGTACCCCGTAGAGATTATCCTTCTCCCCCTAGTAAGTACCGCTCCTACGGCCCCTCTATTGCAAGTTGACCTTTTGGAAATGATTTTA